GTTTTACCCTAGACTCAACATCTAGGATTCTTGTTGATTATGTGTCGTTGGCTCTGCCATGGGCAAGAAGTTGAATTGCATTCTATTTATGCTACTACTATTTCTTTGGCTGGGCCGGATCGGTGCTCAACACCTATTTTGGGCAAATGTGAAATCCATGCGAATGATGCTAAGGAGGCTATTCTGGTTGCAATAAGTACTCGAGTCCATATGGCGGATAAAATTATCGTTGTTTTCAGGACCATTGGGCCAGTTTCCAATGCTGGTGCTATGCATTTGGTGCCGTGGGAGAGCTTCGAAGTTTTAATGAACTTTCGGGTCACTCCTTGCGTTAACAATACATTCATCAAGAGGAATAGGTCCACGAATACAATGCCACCACCTAAGGTGGAGCCTAAGGTCGAGGACGAATTTGAGGATGGGGGTGCCTTCTCAAAAACCAATCGCATTTGATTTCATTCCAGGGATTGCACCCTGTGTACTGAGTATGTTCTACTATACAGAACCGTTGGTCTCGATTGACCAGTTACCACCAACTAGAGGGTGGGGGTGATGGCCAACATCCCAGACAACCACTATATGCCATGGACCGTTTATTTCGATCACCACATTTCCTACGACTGCTGCATGCAGTCTCACAAATACCAATGAGTAGTTTGGCTAATTTTGTTAGTCGGGCGCGATATTGGGGGATAATAGTGAGGGATTTGTGGAAAAGCGATAGCATTAAGTGGGTGTTGCGTTTGGTAGTCCGAGTGTGGACAAATCGCGCACTCAATCGGGCCATACCGTATGTCATAACGGCTGCGCCCATTCTTATAGCATTTAACTCCAGGCGGAAGATACACCGCTGGTTAGCTACCGCAATGTCTGTAATCGAGCGCAATGGCGTGGTATTATTAGAAACGTTTGATTCGGACGATAGTTGTGATGCTAGGGAGTTTGTTGAACAACAAAAGCGGGAGGACGAGGCGGGTGTTGTCCGTGAACGGGTCAGGTCCAAGCCTGGTTTGGCCATAGCTATGGCTTTAGCCAGACGTGCGTATTTGCAGTTTGGCCCAAGACCCAGGACGGAAGCGAATGAGCTTATCACCCGTAAGTTCTTGCGTGATGTTGTGTTGGAGTTAAGGGACTTGAGGATTAAGGATGCGTGTGCGGTGGTTGACGTCGCACTGTCCCTTAGTTTTCTCCCTTCCGCCGCCCGTCGGGAAATGAATCAGTATGACCGCACTTTCGCCTTTGAGGAGAGGAGGTGCGAAGTTCCTGAGGGTAGTTGGGTTGATTGGCTCTTGGGGCGTGTTCGCCCTGAGGTCAGCGCCCAATAATGCGGCCCCGTTGCCGTACGCGGGGTGGCTAGCTCATTGAGCGTTGCCCCAGACCACCCCAATTTGCGCGCACAAAGGCGATGGGGAGCTACAAAACCCAGGAAGATGGTCCGTGTCGGCGGGGTTTCTCCCCCCGTTGATCTTGTTGGGTTCAATAATACAATTAACACGTTGGAGAGGGCGGTTAAAGAGCGCGTCTTTTATGTTAAAGATCGAGAAGGCGCATTCGTGGAGCCCCCTAGACCTGAGGGTCAGCATTTCAGTACAGTTATGTCACCTGTATTGGGACAGTTGTGCAAGTTTTTGCCTCGGACCGCCCCGTTGAGTAGACAGGAGTTTGTTGACTCCTTCCGGGGCCGGAAGAGGAAAATCTATGCCGCTGCGTCGGAGGATCTGTTGAGGAAGGATTTTTCCCCGAAGGATGCTGAAGTGAAGGTCTTCGTCAAGTACGAGAAGACTGATAAGACTCGTAAGACGGATCCGGTGCCTCGCGTGATTAGTCCAAGGTCACCTAGGTATAATGTAGAGGTAGGTCGGTTTCTTCGGCCACTCGAGGAGAGGATCTTCCGAGCCATTGGGAAGATGTTTGGACATCCGACTGTAATTAAGGGGATGAATTCACAGAGAAGTGGAACTGTTTTGAAAGAAAAATGGGATAAATTTGGGAGGCCAGTTGCGATCGGTCTTGATGCCAGTCGATTCGACCAACATGTGTCGATCGATGCCCTGCGCTTTGAACACGAAGTGTATGATCGTTGTTTTCCCCGCAGGAGGCATCGGGACCGTCTCAATTATCTTTTGCGTATGCAGCTGCGCAATGTCTGCCGTGGGTACACGGCGGACGGGAAGTTGAGGTACACCACGGAAGGAGTTAGGATGAGCGGAGACATGAACACCAGTTTAGGTAATTGTATATTAGTGTGTTGTATGATTTTTGCTTACTCCCTCGTCCGTGGGGTTAAGATCCAGTTGGCCAATAATGGTGATGATTGTGTTGTGTTTATGGAACAGAGAGACCAGGTCAAGTTTATGAGTGGGTTGGATGAATGGTTTCTTCAAATGGGGTTTAATATGGCGGTTGAAAAACCCTGCTACCAATTTGAGGAGGTTGAATTCTGTCAAACTCATCCTGTCTGTGTCGGAGGCAATGATTATATCATGGTCCGTCACCCCAAATGGGCTGTTGCGAAAGACACCTGTTGTGTTCACAATTACATCACTCCAAAGATGTTCCGAGGATGGTTGCACGCTGTGGGCACAGGTGGCATGGCCATGACGGGGGGTTTGCCGGTTTTTCAGGAATTTTATTCCGCTTATTTGCGGGCCGGCAAATTTAACCCCAATATAGAGTCTGGTCTGTCATGGGGTGTTCGCACCCTCGCCAAAGATATGACTAGGGGGTACAGTGAGGTGCTCCCTGAAGTCCGAGCCAGTTTTTACTGGGCCTTTGGTGTTACCCCTGATGAGCAGTTGGTGATTGAGGATTTTTACAGAGGTGTGGAGATTGGGAGCTTACCTGTTGAGCAACTCACATTCCAGCCTCCTTTACCTCTGTAGCCGGCGGGCTTAAAACGTATGGGGTGTTGTGCATTAAATGGTCCAAAACGTTCCTAATCCAGGGTAAATATTTACGTGCTAAGCAAAATGCCGAACGACTGCACGGAACCTGCCTTAGGGTTGCGCAACATGAACAGTCTCTGTTGAGGTCGGGGATCCCATATAACCTCAAATTTTTCAGTTGGAAGTATTATTATTAAGACAGCAAGCAATTTTTCCAATATTTATCTATTTCTATGCCTCGTCGTGGTGCTCGCCTTGTGGTGGTTTCTAAAACCAACAAGAAGAAACAGGGTAAGCGACTTCGTGGTAATAAACCCAAAGTTATAGGTACGGAGGTCGGGCTTTATAGGCCTCCTAGAAACGAATTGGGTTCTCTCACCAAGAGTGTGGTTAATCCGCGTATTACATCCAGGAAACGTCGGAAGAATTATTCTGGGTTGCCCCAAGTGGTGGCCGCGTACATCGATCCTTTCGATGAGGCGGCTTACTCTGTGAGGTACCCTGATTCATATTTAGGTATGAGTTCTCCGTTTACTGGTAAATTGGTGCGCACGATCAACACGTCGTTTGCAGCAGGTGGTCTTACAGATTTGAATCTGGTTAATGTGACGCCGCTGCTAGGATCTTCGCTCTTTTGTGTCACCCCGGACCCGGAGGTGGCGTATGTTCAAGGGATCTGTGGGGTGCAGGCGGGGGGTGCATTTGGGACTATTCCTGGCACCTTTTTCTGGCCCAACGGTATACTTTTTACAGCCGCCGCCGGGTCACTGAATGCATTTTCAGGATCTTCGGGTGTGATCGACACTGATTCTTCAATTGGCAATATGGTACAGTATCGGGCCCAGTTTAGTGGTGCTAGGTTGGTTGCCGGTGGTGTCAAAATTTTCTCTGTTCAGAACTTTGCGACAATCAGCGGCACTATCCACATAGCACCCATTTTTATAGGGTCGCAAAAAGATGTCAATATCGGTGGTGGTTCCTTTGGGGGGGACAATCAGCCTTTGGTGGGCTCTATGGCCAATGGTTGGCAGTGTCAACTGCCAGCCAATTTGGAAATAATGTCTGCCATGCCAGGCTATGTCCAGTTCCCGATGTCCGCACTGGAGGAAGATGAGGTGGTGTGTATCTTTAGTCGGTACGGTGATGAGGCCAAGTTGTTTAAACCAACGGGGCAGATGTGGGGCACAGATGACTCCACCGGAGCACATTTGAATGGTAGACGTGGGCAGGCTGATAACAGTAATGGAGTCGGCCATTACGCAGTGTGTGTGTTTGTTGATGGGTGTACCACCTCAACTGGTGGTGCGCTTCCCAATGCAACACCATTGTTGAATATGGAGTGGATAGGCCATTACGAAGCCCAGCCCAGCGGATTCAATGTTTTCGCTACGAATACGACGCTTTTTGGCGGGTTCTTCGAAGCGGAGCGGTGTAAGTCAGCACCACATCAGCCATTGTTGATGGCGGCGGCAGACAATATCTCAGCGGATATTCCAACAGTGAGGTGTATCGACGCAGCTGGTGTCGAGGAATCTGATTTCTTGACAACGGTTTCAGAGGCTTTTAAATCTTCTGTTAAGATCGCTACAAGCATCGCTGGCGCTGTGGATGTTATCGGTCCGATGCTGTCAGCATTGGTGTTGTGATTGTTTTAAGTATTGTTATAATTATGTTCTGGGACGAGGGCTGTCCCTCGCACACACGTCAACGAGCTCGTTGTAGGACCCAAAAATATTAGCATAGGGCGTTGTTTGGTTGCATATTCCTTCTAGTTGAAATCCTCAGAAAAAGTAAAAGATAAAAATAATCCTCAGCCACCACTAAATATTTAGCCGTGTTGGTGGCCCTGTGCAAATCAGGAC